AGAAACTAGTGCAGACGAGCCTAGTGAGACGTAAGTACAATCCTAAGTGGAGTACCTATCGTAGTGGCTTAGAAGACAGGTTAGTAGAGAGCCTATCTAAAATACAAAAAGAAGTCAGGTATGAAAAGTTAAAGATAGAGTGGGAAGACCTACGCTATCGTACTTACACGCCTGACTTCTTGTTAGATAACGGTATCATAGTTGAAGCTAAAGGGTTATTTGATTCTGAAGATAGGCACAAACATAAGTGTGTTAGAAAACAACATCCTGAATTAGATATACGTTTTGTATTTAGCAACTCTCGTGCTAAGTTGTACAAGGGAGCTAAGTCTACTTATGCAGATTGGTGTGATAAGAATGCATTTCTTTGGTCACACAGAATAATACCTGAAGATTGGTTAAAAGAAAAAGGTAGGTGTACCACAAAGAAAGTAATAAAGTTAAAACACAAAAGAAAGAAAACATTATGATAGATGAAGAGAGTGATCATACATATCTGTTAGCCTTTACAGCATCAGAACATGCCTCTTTTGCTGAGTGGGATGAAGTGTTTGAAATGAAAGCAATGATAAGCCCAAACAACAAAGATGATAAGGCCACAAAAGAGTATTTTTTATCATTAATTCATTTACTTCATCACTGTGTTCATCTATTAAAGAATGATGAAGAGTTTAGTGATTTTGTACAAGAAGACCTTGATATAAAAGAGAAATTAGAAAGAGGCAATAACGTGATTAATTTATTTACACCTACAAAAGGGTCAGCATAGAAATGGCTAAATGGGGCGAGACAGAGTGGGAAGGGGTTAAGTACGATGTAGAAGGTTATTATGCAGATACTAAGCATGACCCAGTACAAAAACCAGCACACTATAACCAGAATGGTATGGAATGCATAGAAGCTATTGAGGCTTTAATATCTAGCATAGATAAAAGATACGGCTACCATGCAGGTATTACACTCAAATACTTATGGCGATTTGAAGATAAGAATGGCTTAGAGGATTTAGAAAAAGCTAAATGGTATTTAGATAGGCTAATAGAAAAGTATAAAGAGGTACACAAATGAAGATCTTTAGTGTTACCTTAGTTGTAGAAGTAGTCGAACCTAACAATCTTTTAAGCGCAACAGAAGACCTACATACAGAAGATATATACGATATGCTTCACAATATGATACACGATATTGATGACGTAAGTATAAGCAAAGTATTAGTGAGGCATAGGTTATGAACTGTTGGCACTGTAGAACACAACTAATATGGGGTGGCGATCACGACATTGGGCATGAAGATGATACATGGTCTATGGTAACTAACCTAAGCTGTCCTAAATGTGCGTGTCACGTAGATGTATATTATCCGAAAGAAGGTAACGATGAGTGAATTTGAAATAAGAATAACCCCCGAAGAAGGTATGTTAAAAGAGTTTATCCATACGTTTAAAGGCTCTTTAGATCTACGTCTGTGGATGAGTTTAATACAAGAAGAGTTAGTTGAACTACGTGCAGAAGACTACGGTACAGCAGCGCACCTGAAAGAATTGTGTGACGTTATGTATGTATACAATGGTATGATGTTAACTACACCTAAGTTTGCAGGTGATCTTATATCTGAAGAAGAATTAGCTAAGATAAATGAAGTAATAGATAAAGCTAGAGAAAGTATCACTATGTACTTTAACTTGTATACCTCTGAAGTAGTAGGTGAAGCTTTTACTAGAGTACACAAAAGTAATATGAGTAAGTTAGGGCGTGATGGTAAGCCTATATTTAGAGAAGATGGTAAGGTTCTTAAAGGGCCAGACTACAAAGAACCAGACCTATCCGATTTAATTATAGCAAAGAAAGACTGACCATGAACAACTATTTACCTACAGACTACCAAGCCTTTATTCACACGTCACGCTATGCTCGTTGGTTAGAAGTTGAGAACAGACGAGAAACTTGGGGTGAGACTGTTGACCGTTATATGACTAACATCATTAAGCCGTACATAAAAGATGATAGTATATACAACATGATACAAGAATCTATACTAGATCTTAGTGTTATGCCTAGTATGCGATCTATGATGACTGCAGGTCCAGCAGCAGCTAGAGACAATACCTGTATGTATAACTGTAGCTATTTAGCCGTAGACACTGTACAGGCCTTTGATGAGGCTATGTACATCCTCTTGTGTGGTACTGGAGTCGGCTTCAGTGTCGAGAGGCAGTTCGTTCAGCGGCTCCCCGACGTTCCTGACCTCGTTGATAGTGACACTACTGTTGTCGTTAAGGACTCTAAAGAGGGGTGGGCTAAGGCTCTTCGTCAAGTTATTGTACTCCTGTATGCTGGTGAAATACCTAAGTGGGATGTGTCTGCAGTTAGACCTGCTGGTGCTAGACTTAAAACGTTTGGTGGTCGTGCATCTGGTCCTGCTCCTCTCATTGATTTGTTTAACTTTACCGTAGCTATATTTAAAGGAGCGCAAGGTAGAAGGTTAGCCTCTATAGAGTGCCACGATTTAATGTGTAAGATTGGGGAAGTTGTTGTAGTAGGTGGTGTACGTAGGTCAGCTATGATTAGTTTATCTAATTTATCAGATGGAAGAATGCGTCACGCTAAGAGTGGTAACTGGTGGGAAACTAGCCCACACAGAGCGTTAGCTAATAATTCAGTTTGTTATACGGATAAGCCTGACATGGAGACATTCATGCGTGAGTGGGTAGCTTTAGTTGAGAGTAAGTCAGGTGAGCGTGGTGTGTTTAACAGACAAGCGTGTAAAGACTTAGCTGTGCGTAGTGGTAGGCGTGATCCTAACCATGAGTTTGGCACAAACCCTTGCTCAGAGATTAGTTTGAGGCCACAGGAATTTTGTAATCTCAGCGAGGTAGTAGTTAGATCTACTGACGATGTACACTCTATCATAAATAAAGTTAGGGTAGCTACTATTATAGGTACAATACAGTCTAACTATACTAAGTTCCCATACTTGCGTAAGGCTTGGCAGAATAATTGTGAAGAAGAAAGACTATTAGGTGTGAGTCTTACAGGTATAATGGATAACCCTCTTATGACCTTAGCTAACAGAGGCCTAGAAGAGACACTAGAAACCCTTAAATCTGTAGCTATTGAGACTAACAAAGAGTGGTCTGGTCTTCTAGGCATTCCTCAAAGTACAGCTATTACTTGTTGTAAACCTTCAGGTACAGTATCTCAGTTAGTAGACAGTGCGTCAGGAATACACGCTAGACACTCAGACTATTACATACGTACAGTGCGTGGAGATAACAAAGATCCTTTAACTAGGTTTATGATAGAGCAAGGTATACCTGCTGAACCGTGTGTTATGAAACCAGACAATACTACAGTGTTTAGTTTTCCTGTTAAGTCACCTAACAATTCAGTAACGCGCAACGATATGACGGCTTTAGAACAGTTAGATTTGTGGTTAGTTTATCAAAGATACTGGACGGAACATAAACCATCTGTTACTATAACAGTACGAGACGAGGAATGGCTAGACGTAGGAGCATTTGTATATAGGAACTTTAATGAAATGAGTGGCGTATCTTTTTTACCTCACTCAGATCATACTTACCAACAAGCACCGTATCAAGAGTGTGGTGAGGAAGCCTACAAATCCTTAAAAGATACTATGCCTAAGAAGATTGATTGGGCTAAACTGTCTGAGTTTGAGGCAGAGGATACTACTAAGTCTAGCCAGACCTTCGCTTGTACAGGTGAAGTGTGTGAGATAGTGGATATAAATTAATGCAAAAAGAACTATTTCCTGTAGTAGAGTCTTACAGGACAGACTTTGAGGGAGAAACTAGAGAGTGTCGTACTTGTAGTGTTGTAAAGGGATTAGATATGTTTGCTCCAGCAACTTATGGTTATAACAAAGAAGGTAAAAGCAATCTTCGTAGAGGAGCTATATGTTATGCATGTTTTGCAAAGAGCAAGATGCTACGAAAGAAACATACTCTTGATTATCCTAACCCTAAAAATACAGACTATATATGCCCTATTTGTTGTAAAAACCAAGAAGAATTGACAACTCATGGTAGATATAAGTCTGACGATGGGGATGATAGAGGTCATCCCTGGCATTTAGATCACTGTCACACTACAGGTAATTACAGAGGTTGGCTTTGTGGTACATGTAATCAGGCTTTAGGTAAATTTAATGATAGTACAGAGTGTTTACAGAGTGCAATAGAATATCTAGAAAGAAGTATAAATGACAATTGAGCAAGAAGCAAAATCATATAGGCTAGATGTAAATAAAGAGTTCGTTAAGAACCTAAATGCTACTTTCCTAGAGACTGAACAGTTCATAATAAAAAACCTACACAACTCAGATGAACGTGACAGTTCGTTGCGTAGGCTTGAAGAGGCTAAATCTTGGTGTATCCTTTGTAAAGATAGACACGGTATTAGGTAGTGTTAGTCTAGTATACGACGTGCTTGTTTGTCTCTGTACTTTTCTTGTTCAGCAAATATATTTATTAACTCTAATTCTTTTACAGATAAGTCTTCTATAGGTGTATCTATTTTTAATTCAGCCATAAAACTTATTAAGTCTTTTTTAGATGTTGCACCCCTTTTAGTTAGATCATAAACAAGAGCTAATCTTCTTTCTTCAGGATCGTATGATTTCTTTAATATATTCATAGCAGCCGCTTTAGAGCTTTTTAAAATATCAGTAATAAGATCCTTGCGTCTACTTAAGTTTGCTGTTTTCCACATGGAACTATTAACTATGGGTGCAGACTTATATTCTATAATATGAGCTATAGTCCTATTCATTGCAGCACTTGCTGAAGGTGCATAAGATTTAATATCATTTCTCCAGTCGGGCATATTTACATCTGCAAACATTCTTTCCATAGCACTTTTTCTAGGTACTTCTCTGTAACCTAGTATTCTACCTATAGGTGTAGGTGGGTTTTCTGTTCTTAGCGGAGTATACTTAGGTCCAGGAACTTTTGCACCTACCAACTTTTGAAATGGCATACCTA